CCGGCGGCGTCGCGGCTGTCGGCACGGTCGACGTGCTCCCGCTCGTCTCGCAATTGGATGGCGCCGGGAACATGGTCGACCATACGACGATCTACCAGATACCGTATATGCGCCTGCAGGGTGGAGCGAACGCGGTAATTATCGATCCGCAAGTCGGCGACATTGGGCTCGCCGTGTTCGCCGAGCGCGACATTTCGAACGTGAAAGCGAATAAGGATGTGAGCGTTCCGGGCAGCAAGCGCAAGCACGATATGGCGGACGGGCTGTATCTCGGCGGGTTTCTCAACGGGACGCCCGGCCAGTACGTGCGATTTAGCGCATCGGGCGTTGAGATCGTCTCGCCGACGGCGATCACACTGAGCGCGCCGACGATCTTTCTCAACGGCAACACGGCGCAAGGTGGCGGCTCGCAATCGGGCACGATGACGTTTAATAACAACGTCGCGATTAACGGCACGCTCACGAATAACGGGCACGACGTCGGCAGCACGCATAAGCACGTGAACTCCGGCGGATCGGGCCTCGGGGGTATCCCGCAATGAAAACTTTGCTTCTCGATCAGGTCGTATGGGATCTCGTGCTGGATGCGTCCGGAAATATCGCACTCGCCGCGGAGCCCTACTCTATCGCGCAGGACGTCGCGAGCGCGGTGAAATTGTTCCTCGGCGAGCTATGGTACGACACGACAAAGGGCGTCCCGTACTGGCAGCAAATTCTCGGACAATGGCCTCCGCTCGAACTCGTACGACAAAAGATTACCGATGCGGCGCTCACGGTGCCCGATGTAGTGCAGGCGCGGACTATAATCACGGCATTTACAAACCGCCAATTATCCGGGCAAGTGCAATGCGTGGATTCCACCGGCGCAAACCATAATGTGAGTTTTTAAACGATGGCGACGAACGTTCCGGATCTACAATTTACGACGGCAGGACTCGTAATTCCCGCCGAATCCGACATTCTCGCCGGCGTTCAGGCGGACATTAACGCGGCATTCGGCGGCGATGTAAATCCGGCGCTCGAAACGCCGCAGGGGCAACTCGCATCGAGCGAAGCGGCGATTATCGGGGCGAAAAACGACGCGATCGCGCTCCTCATAAATCAGGTTGATCCCGCCACGGCGTCGGGGCGCTTTCAGGATGCGATCGCGCGGATCTATTACCTCGATCGCGAGCCGGCCGCGGGAACCGTCGTCACGGTGGCGTGTGTCGGCCTCACCGGGACCGTGATCCCCGTCGGATCGCTCGTCAAAGACAATCAGGGCTATACGTACGCCAGCACGGCGGCGGGCACGATCCCCGCGACAGGTTCGATTAGTCTCCCCTTCGTCAATCTGCAGGCGGGCCCCTTGCCGGTCGGCGCCGGCGCGATCACGGGCGCCCCGTACCAGGCTATCCCCGGATGGGAATCCGCAACGAATGCGGCGGCCGGCGTCACCGGGCGCAATGCGGAAAGCCGCGCGGATTTCGAATATCGCCGCAAGCAATCCGTGGCGCTCAACGCCGTCAACTCGCTACAGAGCATTTATGCGAATGTGTTCGCCGTCGCGGGCGTGACGGACGTTTATGTAACGGAGAACGTGACGAGCGCGCCGACAAGCGTCGGATCCACGGGCTACATGCTCGCCGCGCATTCGATCTACGTCGCGGCTGTCGGCGGCACGGCGGCGGACATTGCGCGCGCTATCTGGAATAAAAAGCCGCCAGGCGCGGATTACAACGGGAACACAAGCGCCGTCGTGCAGGATACGAATTACTCGATCCCGTACCCTTCGTACACAGTGAAATTCCAGACGCCCGCGAACGTTCCGATCCTGTTTGCCGTGCAGATCGCCAACAATCCGGCGCTCCCGTCGAATATCGTCGCGCTCGTAAAGGCGGCGATTATCAGCGCGTTCGCCGGCGGCGATGGGGGCGCGCGGGCGCGCATCGGGTCGACGATCTTTGCGTCGCGCTTTTATGCGCCGATCGCCGCGGTGGATCCGAACGTCGCGATACTGTCGCTCCTCCTCGGAAAGACGACGGCAACGCTTGCAAGCTACACGGCGGGGATTGACGAGGCGCCCGTCGTGAGCGCCGCAAACATCACGGTATCGCTCGTATGACGACGCCCGCCTTCCCGCGCAACACGGTAATTTCGCAATACGCGAATTCGCCTACGATACTGGCGCTCATCGACGCGATGTACGACGCGATCTCCCCGGATGCGGATATCGACGCGTTCTATGATTTCGTGTGGAACGTGGATACGGCGCAGGGATTCGGCCTCGACATTTGGGGCCGAATTGTGAACGTCTCGCGCAATCTGACGATCCCTGGGACGACGACGTATCTCGGATTTAACGAGGCGTACACAGCGATAACCGCGGCGACCGGCGCGCAACCGTTCGGCCAGGCGCCGTTTTATACGGGCGTGCAGGCGACGAATACCTATATCCTCGCCGACGACGCATACCGGACGCTCATCCTCGTAAAAGCGCTCGCCAATATCAGCGATTGCACCGTTCCGAATCTCAATAAATTGCTGCAAACGCTATTTGCGGGGCGCGGCCGGTGCTATGTGACCGATACGGGCGCGATGGAAATGCGCTATGTGTTCGAATTTCAATTACTCCCGTTCGAGCTCGCGATTCTCACGCAATCCGGCGCCGTTCCGCGGCCCGCTGCGGTATATGCGCGCGTGCTTACCGTCGACGTCCCGACGACATTTGGATTTAGCGAAGCGGGAATTTACGAGCCATTCGGACAAGGTGTGTTTTTTAATGGTGCGAATGGTCTGCAGAATGCGGCATAATTACGAAACTTTGCGAGATATCCCATGCAACTAAGCGGCGCCCCGACAAAGGTAACGGTTCCCTTTGCGAATAGCGGGACCAAAAATACTATCCCGACCGCATCGCAAATCGGCGTAACGCCGGGCGCGGCGAGTTATACCGACGGCTTCCCTCCTCTTACGTTCACGCCCCTCGCATCGGGCGGCGTCCCGCCGGCCGGCGCGGATTTTAACGGCATCCTCAACGCGATCACACAGGCCGTGCGCTGGCAAATGGCGGGCGGAGGCTACACGTACGATTCGACGTTCTCGACGGCTGTCGGCGGGTATCCGAAAAGCGCATTGCTCGCCAATACGGCGGGTACGGGATATTGGTTTAACACCGTCGATAACAACACGGTAAATCCGGATACGGTCGGCACTGGATGGGTCGCGCTCAACACGCAGACGACAAACGACGCGCGCTATGCCGCTATCGGCGGAAATGCGGCGCAGGCATTCGCCGTCGCAAACGCCTCGATTGCGTCGCAAGCACTCGCGGCCGGGCAAATGCAGGGGCAATTGCTTGCGACGCGCACATTCACGGCGAGCGGCACATACACGCCGACGTCGGGTACAAAGCGCGTACTTATTTTATGTGTTGGTGGCGGTGGCGGTGGCGGTGGCGCGCAAGGCGGTGGCGCCGGGACGTTGAGTATTGGCGGTGGCGGTGGCGCGGGTGGGTGGTCGATCACTCAATGGAATAGCCCCGCGACTGTTGGTATTACGATCGGTGCAGCCGGCACGTCCGGCGCGGCCGGTGGGACGACAACAGTCGCGGGGGTAGCAAACGCGACTGGCGGCTCCGGCGGGATAGTCGGCGCTACGATTACAACCGTCTCTGTTTCGGCAATTGGCGGACTTAGCGGCGCGGCTTCATTGGGGCAAATCGGATTTTTCGGCGAGCCTGGCGGAATTGGCTTTTCAATTAGCACCGTCGCGGGAATGTCGGGTAAAGGCGGAAGTTCTGCGTACGGTGGCGGAGGCGCTCCGGCGTATTTGAACAATACGGGCGTCACCAATGGCAACCCCGCGGCGGGTTACGGCGGTGGCGGATCCGGCGCGGTTGGCGTTAATAATGGCGCAACTGCTACGGGCGGCGCTGGTGGCCTCGGCGTCGTCGTTATTTACGAATTCGGCGGAGCATTCTGATATGGAAAATTACGCACTGATTGAAAACGAAAAAGTTATTAATGTGATCGTATGGGATGGCTCCCCGTTTGTTCCGGGGATTGACGAAATTCCCGCGGAATATGATGAGAATGGCAACGAGACGAAGCCAGCCGTACCGGCCGTTCCCGCGCAAGGCTGGCAAGTGCCGGAAGGATGTGCGGCGGTGGTAATTCCTCAGGGCTCCCCTGTCTCGATCGGCTATCTCTATGACGGGTCGAATTTTACGGCGCCGGCGAGCACAACGCCGGATCGCACGCCGGCGGAAATCCTCGCATTCAACACGGGGCGCAAAAACAATTTGTCGGCCGTTGCTACCGCGCAAATCGCCGTGCTTACCGATGCGACCGATCCGGATATCGTCGACGCCGTTGATCCGGCGGACGTCGCCGCGCTCAAAGCGTGGAAGGTTTACCGCGTCGCACTAAGCAAGGTTGATCTCACGCAAGCGGCGCCCGTGTGGCCGTCCGCACCGGCGTAATTTGGGGCTGTGATGGATCCGACCGATATCGCAAAGATCACGGGCTCACTCGCATCGGCGCTTACGATCGGATCCGCACTTCTCTACAAGTCGTATCGCAAATTAAAGACCGATAGCGCATCCGATAAGCGCGATGCCGATGAGCGGCGCACCGATGAGGCAGCGAGCGCGATGCAGCGCCGCACGATGGAGCTCGTCGCCGCGTCCGTTGAGCAATGGAAAGCCGTCGCCGATCAAATGCAAGTGCTCGCGCGCAACGCCGAGACGCAAGCGCATCGGGATCGAAGGTTGCGCCAAGTCGCCGAGGCGCGTTTAGCACGCGTCCAAAAGCAAGCGGCCGAGGACCGTGCGAGCGATCGCCGCGAAGTTGAGCGCTTGCAACGCCGGATCGGCGATCTCGAGGCAATCATCGGAAACCGTCGCACGACGGATGCGCCAGCATGATAAATCAGCGGATACACAACTGGATTAACCGCGCGATCGGCCCGCTCGGGGCCGTGCTCGTATTGGGCGCGACGTTCGGCTCCGGCATGGCATTTATGAGCCTGTTCGATAATGCCGAGCGGCAAGGGCTTTACACGCAGATCGAAGCGACGCGCGCCTCAACGGAGAGGGCTTGCACGACGCGAATGAGTGAGATGACGCTCACATACGCAGATCCGACCGGGCCGACGCAACGCCTCATCACGCAATTAACCGGGCGCGTCGACGAGCAAAAGCAACTCCTCGACAATATCGGGAAGTCGTGCGCGCTCGCCGCGCAGACGAGCCAGGATACGCAACGCAAAGTTGCAACCGCACCGGCGCCGAGCACGGCGAGTGTGCGCGCGGCAATTAACGCGGCGGCCAAAGTGACCGCCGATAAGACAGCCGACGCCACGCGTAACGACGTGAACAAAGCGATCATTGACCGGAAATTAAAGAAATGAGAGCTATTTTACTTTCGTTGCTTCTCGCCGGATGCGCCACGACGGAACCGAGCACTGGTGCGCCCGCACGTT